AGATGGATCGGATGTTTTAACAGCGTTAGAGATATTGGAGGATAGACACAAATGACCACTCCTTCAATAGCCTATGATAAAAAAGAATTAAACTCTATCGTTAAAGTGTTGCGCCAAATGGATGATGCTGCTCAAGATCAAATGAAAAGAGCTGTTGGCGAAATAGCACAGGATGAATTATCTGAGATTCGTAGGGCTGCTTCTGGCCGACCAAATAAAGTTGCCAAAAGAATTGCCGACGGCGGATCTGTTAAAAAATCATCTTTACTTGGTGAGATTAGATTTGGTTTAGCAAGTCAAAAACTAAGTGGTGGCGCAACTACTCAATTCTCTAGTAAGGGCGATAGTCCTAAAGTTGGAATTGGTGGCGGTGTAGAGTTTGGATCAAATAGATTTAAGCAATTCCCAGTTTGGTCTGGTAAATCGCCAAGTGGTATTGGTGCTAAAGGTTGGTTTATTTATCCTACAATTAGAAAAATGTTGCCGGATGTAATTAAAAGATTTGAGAAGGCTGTTTTAGAAGTTAGAGGTGAGTGGAAATGATGGCTAAACCATTAACAATCGCACTTGCTGCGGATATTGATAATTTACAAAAAGGCTTAAAAGATGCTGAAAAAGCAGTTGATAAATCAGCAGCCCAGATTATAGATTTTGGTAAAAAGGCGGCACTAGCATTTGCAGCTGTTGGAGCAGCAGCTACCGCATTTGCAGTATCAGCGGTAAAGGCAGCAGCTCAAGATGAGAAGGCTCGCAAGAATTTAGAGCAAGTTATTAGATCAAGCACTCAGGCAACTGAGGAACAAATTTTAGGAATTGACAAATACATAACTGCTCAATCTATTGCAACAGCTACAACCGATGATGTTTTAAGACCTGCATTTTCAAGACTTATCAGATCCACCCAAGATGTAACTAAGGCTCAAGATTTATTGACTTTGGCTCAAGAGATCAGCATAGCCACAGGCAAGCCTTTAGAATCGGTCACAAACGCCCTAGGAAGGGCTTATGACGGGTCAAATACCGCTTTGGGTAAGTTAGGTCTAGGAATTGATGCAGCCACCCTTAGAACCCAATCTTTCGAGGAAACGACCAATCAATTAAGAGCAACCTACCAAGGGTTTATTGATAATGAAGCTACCAATGCTGAATTTAAGTTTAGACAATTAACAATCGCTGTCGATGAAACTAAAGAGCAAATCGGAGCAGCCTTATTACCTATCGTTAAAGAATTAGCAGATTATTTACTAGCCACAGCCGTTCCTTTAATTCAAGCATTTGCTGCTGGATTTTCTGGTGAGAATGGCGTTACTGCTGGCATAACTGAAGCTACTGAAGGTGCATTTAAATTTGGTGAGCAGATTAGATCAACCCTTAAATTTGTTATAAGTATCAAAGAGGAATTGGCTGTATTGGGTGCAATTATTGTTGGCGTATTTGTTGCATCTAAGATAGTTGCGTTTGTTACTGCAATCATGACTTTAGTAACTGCCATGAAAGCCCTACGAACTGCTGCTGCCGGTGCAGCTGTGGCAACTGCATTTGCTACTGGCGGAACTTCAGTTGGTGCTGCTGCTGCTGCTTTAGCTGCCGTTGCTGCAACTTATGGATTATCACAATTGGCAGGCGGTGGCGATCTAGGTGGAGCAGCCGTTTCAAATTATGCTCCATCAACCGGTAACTTTGGCGGTGGCGGTATGGGTCAAATAACAAACATTACAGTTAATGCAATCGATGGCGAAGGTGCTGCAAGAGCCGTTGCAAAGGTAGTTAATCAATCAGCTGCTCGAAGCGTGCCATTATTTACTGGTAATGGTATTAGACTTCAATGAGTGCTTTTACACCTGACTGGAAACTAACTGTCGGTGGTGTTGATTATACTGACATAGCAATAAGCGACATTCAGCATGAAGCAGGTCGCACAGATATTTACCAACAGCCATCACCATCTTATTGCTCAATAACTTTAGTTGCTTTAAATAATCAAACACTACCTTTTGACATAAACGATTCATTTGACTTACAGGTAAAAGACTCGACTGGATCTTATGTAAGTTTATTTGGTGGCGATATTACCGATGTGACTGTCGAGGTTGGGTCTACCGGATCAACTGCCACAGTTGTCCAATACACACTTATTGTTATGGGCTCACTTGCTCGAATTGCTAAAGAAATCTTTAATGACAACATTTCACAAGATGAAGATGGCAACCAAATCTATGAGATTCTTTCTAGCGTGTTACTTGGCACTTGGAATGATGTGCCAGCAGCTTCAACATGGGCAACTTATGATGCAACTGAAACATGGGAAGATGCAGTCAATCTAGGACTTGGCGAAATAGATCAACCTGGTCTTTACACAATGAGTTCCCAATCAAATGTAACCAACACTATTTACAACGTGATTTCAGATATTGCAACTTCAGCCTTTGGATATATTTATGAGGACAATGCAGGAAACATAGGTTATGCAGATGCAGACCATAGGCAGAATTATCTTTTAGTAAATGGTTATGTTGAACTAGATGCTCGCCATGCGTTAGGCGCTGGCTTATCTACTATTATGAGATCAGCAGATGTTCGTAATGATATTTATATCAATTATGGCAACAATTACAATCAGCAAGTTGATGCCACAGATGCCGCTTCAATTGCCCTATATGGCTACAAAGCCGAAACGATTAATTCTCGGGTTCATGGAACTGTTGATGCTCAGGCTATTGCAGATCGATACATAGCCCAAAGAGCTTATCCAATCCCAGCATTCCAATCGATCACCTTCCCAATTACTAGCCAAGAAATAGGTAACGCAGATCGGGATGATTTACTAGCTGTATTTATGGGAATGCCAGTTCATATTCAAAACCTACCGACACAAATTTCGGGTGGAGATTTTGAAGGTTATATTGAGGGCTGGTCATGGAGCACTCGGTTCAATGAACTGTTTCTAACGATCAATGTTTCCCCAGTCGCATTTAGCCAAGTGGCGATGCGTTGGAATACAACTCCAGCCACAGAGGCTTGGAACACAATAGACCCAACTTTGACTTGGGAATACGCTACAATAATCTCATAGGAATAGGATAAAATGGCAACTACTACTAATTATAGCTGGAGCACCCCAGACGATACCGCGCTGGTCAAAGATGGTGCAGCAGCGATTCGTTCACTTGGAACTGCAATCGATAGCACAGTATTTACTAATGCAGGTGCTGCAATCGCTAAAACTATTGTTGATGCTAAAGGCGATATTATCGCAGCGACAGCAGCTGACACAGTTTCAAGATTAGCAGTTGGAACTAACGATCAAGTATTGACAGCAGACTCATCAACAGCCACAGGATTAAAATGGGGAACTATTTCTGCTGGTAGCATGACTTTAATCAGCACAACAACATTATCCAGTTCAACTACAACTATCAGTTCAATACCAACAACCTACCAGCATTTACAATTGGTGGTTAGAAATTTCACGCCCGCAACTGATGGAGCAGCAGCAATTATGAGATTTAATGGCGATAGCGGAGCAAATAGATATACCAGATTAACCGCTTCAACTGGTAATGCTGCTTATGGAGTGACTTACATTGACTATGCTTTATGGGAAACAGATAATACGGCTCCACAAAGTTTGAATGTAATTGATATTTTTGATTATGCAAATACAACAACAAGAAAAATGTGTTTAATGCAAGGTTATGGAGCATTTGCAAGCGACACTAATAACATGGCATTTGGTTGGGCTTATGGATTTTACAAGCAAACCGATGCAATTACATCAATAACATTTATTCCAACAACAGGCAATTTTTCATCAGGCGATGTCTTACTTTACGGAGTTAAATAATGAGCGCATCTAAACCACAAATAAAAATTGTTAATGCTACAACTGGCGAGGAAATTATTCGAGACGCAACTGCTGAGGAAATCGCTCAGATTAAATTAGACGCAGCTAATTATGCAGCATCAAAAGCAGAAGCCGATGCAAAGGCTGCCGAAAAGCAAGCACTACTTGATAGACTTGGCATTACTGCTGACGAAGCAAAATTGTTACTTGGCTAATGAAGCCTTGGTTATCTAAAGCTGCTGAAACTTTTAGGGATCAGGTAAATGACTGCTTCCCTGATCGCAAGCGCACATCTGATGGATGGATTGGTGATGCTCGCCATTCAGCCAGAGTCAGTCAGCACAACCCAAATGAACAGGGTGAGGTATGTGCCATCGACATTGACGCTCGCCTATCTGACCAAGAAGGGGTTAGTTTCGATTTGGCAGATCAGGTTCGACTCGCAGCAAAAAAGGATAAGCGTATTTATTATGTGATCCACGCTGGCAAAATTGCTAGTGCTAGATCATTATGGAAGTTTAGAAAATATACTGGAATTAATCCCCATCATAAGCACATCCATATTTCATTCAAACCAAATCAAAATGGCAAGAAGTTCGACATCCCACTACTGAAAGGCAATTAATGAAACTATCTAAAAAACACAAAGCAGCGATTAAATCATATTTGAGAGCTGTGGCAGCTAGTGGAATTACAGTTGCCCTAGCAATAGTGGCTGACATTCATCCAGCCTATGCAACTATGCTTGGTGCAATTGTTGCGCCTATTGCCAAAGCGTTAGATCCAAAATCAGGGAGCGAAGCGGATTATGGAATCAATGCGTCATGACCGCAAACGAATGGGTTGGCATAGCCGTTGGCGTAAGCGCCGTATCTACAAGTTTATTACTGGGAGTCCGCTTTCTTATTAAATCCTACTTGAATGAGCTTAAGCCAAATGGTGGCTCATCAATGAAAGATCAGATTAATCGACTTGAGTCGCGTGTTGATGATCTGTTTTCATTAATTAGTAAGCGATAATTTCTGCTATGGCGAACACACGAAAACGCACACCACGCAAAAAGGTTAATCGGAGAGTAGTTCGCCACACTCCTGAACCATTATCAAAACTAGATCAATTCTATATTGCAAAGCATGAAATGTTTAAAGCTGCACGCAAGGCTGGATTTAATGAATCCTGTGCGCTTTACCTAATGGATAATCCTGAATCGATGCCTGACTGGATCGTAGGCGACAAGGGAATAATCCCAACTATCCCAACTCCAGATGAGGATGACGATTAAAACTAATCGTAGGTATTTAGTAACACCGGATTTGCAGATACCGCTGCATCATCCAAAAGCAGTTGCCAATTTGATTAAGATGGTCAAGCACGAGAAGTTTGATTTTGTCTTAAATGTTGGTGATGAAATGGATCTAGGTTCACAAAGCCGTTGGGCAAAAGGCACAAAATTAGAGTTTGCAGAAACCTTAGATGAGGAAAGAAAACTAGGCCAAGAGATCCTTTATGATCTAGGCACGACCGATATTGTCCGGTCAAATCACACAGATAGAATTTATCAAACATTACTCAAAGGTGCGCCATCACTTATTGGATTACCTGAATTGGCTTATGACAAGTTTATGGATTTCAGCAGCTTGGGTATTAGATTTCATAAGCGAGCCTACGAGTTTGAAAAGGGCTGGCACTTGGCTCATGGCGACGAAGGCAACATGTCTAAGCATGCAGGTATAACAGGCCTTAATTTGGCCAAGAAATGGCATTCTAGCGTGGTTTGCGGTCACTCCCATAGGCAGGGTGCAGTCCGACACCAAACTGGCTTAAACGGCCGTTATTCAACGATTTGGGGCATTGAGGCAGGACACCTAATGGACATGCGTAAAGCTTCTTATCTAAAATACAATTCAGCCGATTGGAATATGGGCTTCACAGTCCTAAGTTTTGGTAAGAAAGGCCATCAAGTAGAGCTGATCCCAGTTAACCATGACGGATCATTCACCTACAATCGAAGGACTTATGGGTCTTGAAACCGATTATCGGGATAGGACGATTGATGACCATATCGATGATCTTGAGGATCTTGGCGTTATTTAATCGTTATAAAACACGCCGTAAGTAGTTAACCAACTGTCCTTGCTTTAAGTCATACTTTCTGTATCAGGCAACCGCTTGATATTAGGGAGCGAACATGGAAATAGTAGGATACGGATTTATTATA